CTCCAACTCATGACAGTGAATACGAGCATCATCAGACGAGGCAGCACCTTCCAGTCATCTAATACAGTATGAGCCATTATATTTTACCTAAGTAAGCCAGAAGAACAATCAAGGCTAGACCACCTGTGAAGACAACAAGGAGAGTTACCAGACCAAAGAGGAGTATATTCTCCCAGAGTTTCTCTCTTCTCTTCTCTCTTTCTTCTTGTTCTTTCTTTCGTCTAACCCTGATCTCTTTACGTAGTTCTATCAACTCTTGCCAAGCTGAGAATCCTCTAGTGGCTATGACTATTTCTCTGAGTTGATTTTCTATATCGTCGGCTTGCTTACGTTTAACGAAAGTGTCTAAGGCTTCTTCATTAGCTGACGAGAAGAGGCTGTTCTTCTTCTTGTCGTGGTCCTTCTTGGCACCATCTATAGCATCGAAGAGAGCACCCAAGTCTTTAGCAAGTGAGGCTATCTCTTTGCCAGCAGCTATCCCTGCCTTGACGCCAGCAAAAATTGTTAACGGGTCCATTTCATCCCCACACTATGAAGTCTACGTTCTCACCTACTCTTTGTGGTACCTTGTTCATGTTGTGAGGATGATAAGTATAGGCTTCTTCGTGCTTATACTTCTGGGCCTTAGCTTCTACAGCAGCCTTAGATTCCTCTACTACCCTATTCTTAGGTGTAGTATCTTGGAAGACAACAGTCTCATGTGTATCGAATGGCATCCTAGGTAGAGGTAGATACGATAGTAGACCCGTGTTTACCATTTCTTACATGACCAGTATCTAGCTGTGAACTTATCTGTGGCTGTGTCACAATTGTGTCTAGCACGGAAGGACTTACGCCTAGCTGGTATGTTCTTCTTGATCTTCATATTGGCATCCCCAAAGCGAATGATCTTCTCTTTGCCATCCTTACAAGCTTTGACAACAAACTTCTTACCGCCTGAAACCTGACGCTTCGGGCTGTTGCACTTCATCTTTGATTTGTCTATCTTAGCCACGGTATCTTCCAAATGTTATAGTTTTAAGGAACCCTCTCCATATCTCTATGGGGGATGGAAGCATCCACCCTAGGATCATCATAAGTATGACCCATGTGGGTATGTCTTGGTTCAAGACCTTGACACTATCTACTGAACCAGCCAGATTGAATGAACCTTTGGACTCGTCTACCTGTACGTTCTCAGCTTCGATGTCTCTGCTTTGGTCTATAGCTGACTGATTATTCTCTTTGCCTACCTGAGTGTTTGCGTTAACGGTAGGTCCACCACCGCCACCCCCAAGGAGAGACATAGGGTTGAGACAAGCACTAAGTGTAAGACATAGGAGTATGGCTACAAAGGGCTTCATTTACCTTCTTCCTTCAGGGCAAGAGACACCGCTTGCATCCTAGGTATAATACCAGCCCTTCCTCTTTCTCTGGCTGTCCTATATTCTTCATTATTCAAAAATTCCGTAGAAGCTTCTACAAATTTACCTTCGTTTATCAAGCCAATTGTTTTAGGGCTTCCTGACATACCGCCTCTGAACCAACTTTGTGCTATTTCTACTCGTAGCGGAAGGGATAGTTCATCAAAGACAGGGATTGCTTCCTTTATTGCAGGTAGCCTTTCTGCTATGTCACTACGCAAAAGATTAAGAGCATCTTCCTGTGTAATCTTTTGGTTTTCCTTAACATCAGAGCCGTAGTGTCCATAACCTATAGTCAGAAACTCCTCGTCTTTAGCGGCTCTGTATGCTGTATCTCTAAACTGTTCTAAACCTATCAATCTTTCTATCAGAGCTTGTTCAAAAGTTTCACTTGGTTTTGTTTCTACTTGAGTTTCAGTTACAACAGGCTTCTCAACCTCAGCCCTAGGGGTTTCCTCAATAATCTTCCCGTACTTACCAAAGAAATCAACCCTTAGGTCTTCCTTTGATCTCTGTATTTCTTGTACGATTTTACCGTACTTAGCAAAATTAAGTTCTGCCATATCACTGATCTTCCCTTTGGTAAAGATTACCAGCAGGGTCACGATAGAAAGAGCCGACAGGAATCCTAGAAAGTTCTTCTTCGGTCTTAGGTTCATACGGATTGTTCCTATCCCCTAGTCTACTTAGTGCTTCCGTAGATACGCCTTGGGTATCAGATGTATCTGGTGCTGTTACAGCAGCCAAAGCTTCTTGCTCTATTTGCTCTACTTCAGGTGCGTCAGCAGTAGCCCCTAGTCTACGTAAAGCATTCTTGTATTTGTTTAGATTAAAAATCTTTGTGTTAGCTGCTGTCATAGCTACACGGATTTTCTCAAAGTCTAAATCAGAGCCTTTTATAATAACTCTATTCTTTTCTTCAAGAGGAATTTTACGACCCTCGTCCTTAAACATAGCATCAATGTCATTGTCGTAGTAGGTATTAGCTAGCTTCTGTATTTCAAAAAGTTTTTGATTACCTGTCGATGACATGTTTGCGATAGCATCTTTATTTATAGATAACATTTTTGTTTGTCTATTAATAGTTAAGAACTTATAGGCTTTTTCATCCCTGAAGCTGCCAAGTACAGCCGTTTCATATGACTTAGATTGCAGCCTCAAAGCGTTAACCAAACGCTCTCTTGTTATCAAGTAAGCATCGTTATCGTATTGCTTTAGCTTCTTTAGTTTTTTGAAGGTATCCTCAGAAAATACTTTATCTAAGATAGGGATGTCAATAATCTGGGGTGACGTTACCATATGAAGAGAGATAGCCTCTAAGCCTCTGACAAAGTTTTCTCTTGCATACTCTTGGACCATCTCTTCGGAATTAAGTAAAGACACCTGATTAAGGTAAGCGAAGTCGATAGACTCCTTACGATCTTGAGGTTTTTTACTCTTAGCTAATTCAATAGCTTCTGGGGTATAGAGAAATTCCATAGGAGTAGGCTCATCAGTAGGAGCCTTTTCGCTAATCTGTTGGGCTAACTCAGGGAAGACAGGGAGAGGAGTAAACTCTACGTTCTTAGGTAAGATTTCGTTAGATAATTTTATTTGTTCTGGAAGATACTTATTCATCCAAATATCAGACACCTTATCTAAGTTGCTAAGAATAGCAAAGGCTGCTGCTGGGTCTTCCATAGTCGCAGCTTGTAAGGCTATAGACTTTGCTATTGGTGTGATAATACCCGCCTTTAGTTTTTTTAACTCTTCTTGGTCATAAGACTCAAGACTTGTTAGAATTCTTTCAGCAGTATCAACTTTGCTTTGCACCAATTGCCAGTTATCGTCAGTAACCATAGGTGGTTTAATTAATTGAATTGCAGCAAATTTAGCCCTAAGGTCTTGCATACTTTTAGGAGAGACATTGCCTCCTGCAATTTCAATATCCAATCCCATAGTGCCTAGCTCTATTATTCTGTCTAAAGCTGGTACAATTTGAGGCACGTAAGAGTCTAAAAATTCTCTATTATTTATGTTCTTAGTATTAGCTAGATACAATTCTGCTGCTTCGTTCTTCTGCACTTGACCGATAGCCTCTACAAGTATATCCTGATCTGTAGGTGTTATACCCGATGCAATTAAATTTTGTTCTGCAAGAACGAGGTAGGCTGGGTTCTCCCCTAGCTTTTTACTAACTAAATTCAAGGCTTCCTGATCGGGATCGAAATTGAGGTATGCAATATCAATACCTGTTTGTATTTTAACTAGATCAGAAATGCTTTTATCAATTTTTAAACCATTAACTGAAGCTTTAGCGATAAGAGAATTAAGAGAAGTTCTAAGGTTAAGACCCTCTTGCCCTTTTAAATTCTGTAAATCTTTAGCGAAATTAGAATAATTTTCACGGTCAACCTCAGCCTGTGTGGGTTGTCTTTGTTTACCAGAAGACATCATGGTATCCATGACACCGAAAATACCTTTAGCTAAGGCTAGTGTACCCTCTGCTGCTGCACCCATTTCCGTTTGGCTAGGCATTGTGACACCCTGTGTGTACTCAGCACCAGCCTCACCTAAATCCATTGCATATCCAGCCATAGTTTTTCCTTAATACATTTGTAACTGAAGAAGGCCAGCATTATAGCCTAAACCTAGTTTGTGGGAGTCTCTCATTACGTCAGCTAATTGACCTGCGTTCACAAGACTATTCTGAAGAGATATTTTTAGCTCGTTAGACAAAGGCATAGCCCATAGTTCATCATTGATTTCTTCCCAAAGTTTAGAGCCTCTTAGGAAGTCCTCTTGGTCACCTTCTCTTAACAGGGCCATAGCTCTATCAGCCTTGGACTTTAGTCTGTTTCTTATCTCACGATACTTCTCGTTCTTCTTGAAGACCATCTCTTGATAATCGTAGTAGTTCTGCACAGGTGCAGGGGTAGCACCCATAAGTACAGCAGCAGCGTCTCTAGCTGTCAACCCACCAACTACTAACTTACGTGTACGGCTACGATAGTTACCTGTTTCTATAAGTTCTCTGATCTTTTCGATCTTGTCAGCAGTAGACAAGTTACGAACCAACTGTGTCAAGTCCTCTCGTACCATTTCAGTACGTCCACCAAACATTGACCTGATAGCATTGACACCAGCAGAGGAGAAGTCTTCTGCAATCTCACCTGATGGACCGAATAGAGTGGTGATCAGGCTTTCATCGAAGAGCTTACGATAGGTGTCTGTGACCTGACCTAGAGGTGCAGCCCTTTGTGCATACGCTGTCTCAGTACCTAGACCCCAACCTAGAAGCTGATCAATCAACCCGTACTTGATCATGTTGTGCGTCTCTACAGCCTGAGGATCATCTGAGGAGTAGCCTAATTTCTCTGTGACATACCCTGCTGTGCGGCCTATACCAAGTCCTGTCAAACCCCACATTGGCCCCATAACGAGGAACATCCTGAATCTTTCAGCAGCAGTAAAGTTACGTCCTACAACTATGTTCTCCATAGCTCTAAGAGAGAAGGTTAACCACTGAGTAGGTACTCTCATCGGGCCTGACTGAGCAAAACTTCTGGATGCTGAAGTCATACGGAAGGTTAGGTCTTGCTCTCTGTTGGTAATCCAAGTCTTACCTGAAGGGGAGAAGGGATCAATGTCAGGACGTTTAGCTCTGTGCTCAAGGAATGCTGTAATAATCCCTGTTAAACGTGAAAAACGTTCACCTTCTCTAAAGAAGATGGTTGAGGTATCTAAGAATTTTCCAACTGATGCTTGAGCTTTGCCCGTAAGAGTGCTAGCCGCACCAAACTTTTGAGGAGCTTGGAGTTCGATAACTTGGTTGTCAATTATATTCCTCCCGCTTTCATCTATGTATCTGACAAGAGTATTCAACTCGTCCTCAGTTAAGCCAGACATCTTAGATAAACGTTTAATTGCTGTCTGTCTAGTGGCACCTCTAGAGTTTGCTATGATCATCATAGGCGTTGTCAAACCTAGTGCTTTAAAGCCGTGAGTAGGAGAGATACCCACCAAAGGTGCGCCTATGGTAAGACTATGCAAACCCTGAAGCATAAACTGGTCTGGGTTCCAGAAACCAAACTTAGAATAGAAACCAACTTTCAGTAGTTGAGATGAAGGATCAGTAGCGGCTAAGTCCCACTTGAATCCTGTCTTCTCAAAGACATACTCAGTAGCTGACCTTGTGAAGGATTCCCACTTATCTGACAACCAAGTAGGCTGATTGAGCCTACGTTTGATGACATCTTGTGTCTCACGTAGTTGTGCAGCTACATCGTTAAACTTACCTGTCTTGGTAACCTCAGCTTCCAAAAGTCTACCCAAGAAATCATTCTTAGGGAGAGCACTAACTCTATCCCAATTCCTGATTAGTCCTTGGTTAGCCTCTGCTAGTTTATTCCAGCCAACTAAAGCATTCTGTGAGGCTGCACGATTAGCATAACCAAAAGCTTCAGTACCAAACTGGTCAGCGATAGCTGATATTGGGTTAGCATTTGTAGCTGACTTACCGCCAAACTCAATGAGAGGTGTGTCACCCCGTTTCATGCCAAGGTTATTCATCTTGACACTTACGTCTTCACCTACTGACAAACCAAAGCGAGTAGGATCACCACCAGCTTCACCTATGGAAATCTTCTCATCCCTAGCTTTAGCTACGAATTGTTCTGTGAAGTTAAACTTGTGAGTTTGGGCTAGCCTCTGTAAGTCTTCTAGGTCAGTGACGTGTTTATTCCATGTGTTGTTGGCCCTGATAACGTCACCTATTTCCTCATACTGAGCTTTGCTTAGGCTAAGTAATGCGATGTCATCAATACCATTCTCATCTAGGAGTTTCTTAACTGCACGGCTTATATTATTTAGCTGAGATACAGCCAGTTCTATCTGATCTTTACCGAAAGAACCTAGTAGAGTTTTGAAACCTATGGATACTTGTTTACCTGAGGCCAGCCTTTGCTCCTTGACAGTACCCAAGAACCAACGGAACTCAGAGTTAGTACGAGGACCGCCGATATTGTACGGCATGATGTCTACTCGTTCTAAAACTCTGACACTCTTAGGGTTAACAAAGTATAGATGGTCCATGAATGTCTCAGGAACCTTGTAGACTATCTGGTCACCCTTGAGTTTATCCTTACGGATTGGCCTTAGTGTAGCTAGATCAAGAATAAACTCATCGTCTATCTGGCTCTGGGCTACCTTGTAGGCTACATTGCCAAACTCATCGGTCATCTCAAGGAAGACACCATCAGCAGCCACGGCTCTCTTCAATCTCTCAGAAGATTTAATCTGCCACGTTGTATCTAGGATGTCGATAAGAGCCTCGTAGCCTTCCGTAGTAGCTTTGCTGGGGGCAGACCCGTACATAGTTTTGTACATGGCCTCAAAGCTAGCTACAGAAGGAGCCTGACGCATATGTGATAGCTCACCATCACGTAGTTGCGTCATGAAATCTGACAGGTTTTCTAGTTCTTTACCTTTAACCTTGTTTATTTTCTTTTGGTATGGCTTTACGAGGTCACCTATAAGAGCCTGACCAGACTCAGCCTGTAAGAACTTAGCACCTAGCTTGTCACCTAGGCGAACTGTAGATGCACCAAAGACTTTATTGATAGCATC